CAGCATCAGAAAAACAGTCTGATGCACTACAAAAAGTTACGCATTCTAACAGCCATGAAACCCGCACCACAACCAGCCTCTTTATTTCTACGCGGATTTCCTTTGTATTTTTTCAGCAAATTTTGCCAATTTTATGACACAAATTTGGCACAGTAGAGAATTACCGCAGGCCACCCATGGGTGATCTGCGATAGTGCTCTCACCAATCAAATACACGGGTTATCATCAAACTCGCTCATGGACATGTCATTGACGACATGTGTCACCACTCCGAATATCTCAAATCCTGTTTCTTCATCTGCGAACGTCACATCATCATAATTTTCTAGCTTGGCCAAACAAGGCGCCGGCATAGTCAGCAATCGACGCAATACGAACTCTCCGCATAGAGCTGCAACCACCACGCTTCCGTGGACCGGTCGCTTCGAGCTGTCGATAACCAGTAGCGCGTCTTTAAGCACGCCGGCACTTGGGCAGTAGTCTGGGCACTTCATGAAGTAAGTTGCGTGCGGTGTTTTAATGAATAGCTCGTCCAGACTGATTGGCTTGTCTGTGTAGTCAGCTGCTGGGGATGGGAAGCCCATATGTCACCTCAATTATTACTGTTTATATGTACAGTATATTTATGGTGTTGGCGGTTGTGAAGGAGTAGATCGAGAGAATGCGGAAAGATTATGATTATGTGGGAGATAAAACATGCATCACATACACCTAGCCATGCGGTAGTGCCCTCATAAGCGATAGTATCATGCGATCAATAGCTGATCATGCATGATTAGAATGATAGAATTGTTTTATAACATAAATTATTACATCCGAGGAAAGCGTGGGAAAAGTAAGATCAATACATTACTTGAGAGGCATGGCAGCGTTACTTGTTGTTTTTTTCCATTTTAGGTTTTATCTAAATGGAGTGTATGCCCAAAAAGACCTTGGGACAATACTCTTTGGAGGCGGTGCTTTTGGTGTAGATCTGTTTTTTATAATTAGCGGATTTATTATTGCCATGTCTACAGAGAGAAAAAGCAGCCCATTTATATTCGTTATACGTCGTTTTTTTAGAATATATCCTGCTTTTATATTAACTTTTTTGGTGGGTGCTTATTTTGTTTACTATAGTTTGCCAACTAGCAGCATTTTAAGATCTATGTTCTTTATACATAAGGATTACAGTCTAGACTCACCAAGTTTCGGTTATAACGTTCTTGGTCCAGCGTGGACTTTAACTTATGAGTTCTATTTTTATTTTACTTTTGTTATCGCAATGTCGATATCTCATTCTTATAGAATATTAATATCTTCCTTGTTAATAATTGCTCCTATGCTACTGATTCAATTGGCCTATACTGGTTCTTTTGATTTGTCAGGTAGCGGAAGCCCATCAATTCCTCTCGATACTTCTTGTTATGGAATCCTTAGATTTATAAGCTCCCCAATAATGATAGAGTTTATAATTGGCATGTTTATATATGATGTATACAAAAAAACATCAAGTACAACAATGTCTTTATATATTTCAAAACCCATTCTATATACTTCTATTGGGATCTTCCTATCATTGTATTTTCAGAATAAATATTATGGATTTGGACTCCAAGGCTTTGGTATGTGGGCGTTAGTATTAATAATCGGATTTTTATTCTTTGAAAAATCCAATAGCATAAAAGAAAATAAAACATTATCATTCCTTGGCGATATATCATATTCTCTATATCTTACTCATTATGTGGTTATTAATGCATTTGACCTATATCAACCTAGCATATGGTCTCAGTCTTCAGGGTTATCTAAATTTTTCTTAGCAACTACATCATGCTTAGTCGTTGCGTATATAACCTACAATTTAATTGAGAAACCATTCATAAAGATTGGCAAATCAATAGAGAGTAAATTGAAAACAATGTCAATAAATCCTATATTTAGTTGATGATTATTTAAAGGACAAACATGTGAAGACTAAAAGTCTAATTTTTATATTATCATCTATGCTATTGATTTCTAACATATCTATAGCATCTCATAATGATGATATTTGCAACAAGTTCGTCATGGTTTACATACAAAACGGTCCCGGAGCGTCTTCTGAGACTATGGAAAGTCACAAGGACTCATCAATACAAAAGGCAACATACATGCCACTTGATGGCCCTCCGGTAACAGAGTTATACCGTTGTGACTTTCATGATGGGAAGATAACTTTCTATAAGATTGACTCAGTAGCTAAAAAATAGCTTATCAATCTAGCCACGACCCATAGCTATCTAACTGCGCATTGCAGGTTACTTCAATAGAGTAGTAGCCCGCTGGCGCGGTTAGCAACCATTACTCATACTCTAATTAAATTTTGTGTAATTCGATAATAGCTTACTGCGTCAGGTATTTACCAAAAGGAATTGCCGATATAATACGAACCAATAGATAGCTAATCACTGTTACGGCAGAAAACAATATCATAAGATATATGTAAGTTGGCATTGTATCTACATGAGATTGAAGAGTTGGCTTGATTGCCAGCAACACCGCATAATGGAGAAGATATATACCAAATGAGAATTTAGAGATACTTACAAGAACTCTATTTTCTTTTCTGTCAAGCAGCCACTTAAATAGAGCCGCAGTCGCTATTGACATAATGAAAATAAATATTGATGCGCTATACCAATGATATGTGTTAAGCACCTTACCTCTAGATACATCCTCCATCCCCATCACAATGCAGCCAATTGCAATAGCTGAAATGCACATTACAATTCCAGTTAATGTCTTGTATTTATCTAGAACCCCTCTATTGATAATCAAATAGCCAACAATCATATAGACTAAATACCCACCTGTAAATTCACTCCCTATCCTTTTAATAATTCCAGTGTCAATTGATGGCGAAAACTCATTAAAGAAGAATGGGATATAATTAAATAGAAGGCATATTGCTACAAAACCAATTATTGATTTTGTGCTGCATGCTGAAAGCATTTTTGCTAGGTATGGAGCAATGATGTAAAGCCCTGTGATTGTATACATAAACCACATGTGACTCGCATAGCCTGATTTTGACGGGAATAATCCATTAAGATTTTCTATTGAATATAAAGCTGACTCTACGACCCCTTTACCCTCCACGAACACCATACCTACAACGTTCGTTAAGGTAGTATAAAAAAGAATCAAGAATAGGAACTGAGGTATTCTCTTCTTGTAAAATGAGATCGCTGGCTTTGATTCAAGCCCCGGAAGAACTAGTCCCCCAGATATCATTAAAAATATGGGAACACCAATCCTATCTATAGAATATAGAACACTCTTGAACAGTATGCTGTCAATTTCCATCTGCTCATGGCAGTGGGTAAGTACCACCATCAGAATAGCTATTGCTCTAGCTGCATCTATCCAGTAAATCCTTTTCATTGCTTCACCCACTGATTTTTTTTAGATATTACATCAGTGGGTGAAACATTTCCATTACTGTCAGTAAGCCCCAACAACCACTGGAGTATACGACTGCCTACACGATATCTCGGCTATGTAGTATTCACCATTTCCAGTGTTAGAAGCCGTTGACCACGTAAAAACCGCCGCCTTAGCGATAAAATTAGTATCCACTCCATTTAGTTTTATTGCCTCATCTACTAATGTTGATGCAAGACCGACATAACTACTCCCAGTGACAACAACATGCGTATTAAGGCTTCCTCGATAGTACGCAGAATATTTGTCATTAGTTAGTCCAATCTTTCCAAATAGCTCAAATGACACATTTCCATTAATCTGACCAAGTAGGATTTTCACTGTAGAACCAACTGGCTTGTTATCAGCTCTTATCGAGAATCTATAAGGATGACCTGAGTTCTCTCCGAATGAAAAATCAAACATTTGCGAGCAGTCGCCAAGACCTATTTTATTACCTCCTGATTGCACTGAACCAGATGCATTACCAAACATAAGTGGGGATTCAAACCATTGCATACCAGATGGCACTGACACACCAAAGGTATCCAATTGGATATCCCTGAACTTAAATGTATTATTATTAAATTTCTTTACAATAGGAGATTGTGCGGAGTTCCCTGATGCTGTTCCTGCTACCAATACATGATTTTTGATATCAAACTGGTTTCCTTCAAGGATTAATGAGCCAGAACCAAACATTGTAAACATTACTGTATTAGATGGAGAACCATTTGGCTTTATAAGCTTACCATCCCCCAATAGCACGGAGCTATTAATCATAACAACTCTGTTACCTGCCTCACTATTACTAAATGGCTGAGACGTGTATGCATTATTATTCGATGCTAACAGATTAAATTCAGACCAATCTATTGAGCAATTTTCCACTCTTAGCTCTGATGAATCTCCTTTTACACCTAAGAAATTCTTGTATGGAGTGAGAAGTGTTCCCATGCATCTAAATGAGCAGTTTGCTACATGAACTCTGCTGTTTTTATACACTGGCGCTGCGCTTATTGATTCATCATAAATGGCGATGACATTTTTATATACAAAATCGCCTGTATAAATGGCATCAATAGCGCCTTTAAGAAACTCTTTATTCCTATTAATAACAAAAGAGCATCCATATATAGATACGTAGTTATACTTATCAGATGGATACAACCCAAAGTACTGTTTATTATCGTACAAATCAAACAATACATTATCTATGAAAGAACAATTTACGGCTATTAGAGAACCAATCCCGCTATGCCTATCGAACCCTTTTCTGTAGTTTTCATAAAAAGAAGCCCCTTCCAAATAAACGTCATCAACGTACTGATTGGCAGTAATTCCATACCCTGTTGCTGTAATTCCCTGATAACCATTTCTATAGAAATCACCGCCATACACAGATAATTTATTACAGTGCCTTAGCCAGAATGGTGCTGATGTAGTATAGCGACCCTCGCACGCGAATAGATTGACGTATGTTCGACTTCCAATTGGCATCCCCTCACCGCTAATGCTATGTCCTCTATAATTTGCTCTCTCAGAACGTACACTATAGTAATTTACTTCCTTACAATCCTGTATGTGTGAAAACCAGACAGCACCAAAATACGCACTAGGGTTAGCGTTATCAGGAGACATATTGCCATCAACTGGCCCCGCCTTAGTTGTGCACTTTGTTGTCATATTTGAAAATGTTACTTTATCAAAACCAGTCAGCCGCAGAAGCGCGTTTGCCGTAGTTTCGTCAACCCCAGTAGTATGAGATTTATCTTCAAATATAAAATCTAAGATAGTGCTTTCTATCCCATCTCCATGGAAAATTACTTCCTTAACGGATGGCGTAGCTGATTGTTGAGGGATGATTGTCTTAAATCCATAATGCCCCGCTGGAAAATAAACATTAAGAATTCCATTTCTAATCTCACCATTGGTTAGAGCATTTAACAATGCAGGCGTGTTATCTGTAGCTGTAATTCTAGATTGATCATTTCCATCATATAGAGGCGTTCCAGTGTAATCTGGCGTACCTCCAAATGAATAAATAAAGTTATTCCATTCTGTTCTCTCGTATTGCCCTCTAAAAACAGCATCCCCAACACTCAGCCACGCACCAGCACCGATGCCGCCTGTGGATTCTGGCGTTGAACCTGCTGGGACAGTCTTTGGAAAGGTGCCGTCCCAGCGGTAGTAATCACCATCACCATCTGGTAGTTTCCAGCGTAGCACCTGATTTGGCAGGGTTAGCGTTGCTCCATCCTGAAACGAGTCCATTGGCACCCACCCGAAGGCAGCTATAGCCTGTTGAGCGAGTTGGCGTAGGCCTTCAATTGTGTAGTGATCACCGCCTAAGCGATCCTTATATTTAAGAGCAAATGACGTGACAAACTCGTCAATTTTCCCTGCGTTAACTTTCAGGTCGCGAGCTGATTCACTTGGGACTGGCAGATTGGTAGGTATAGTGGCCATAATATTTCCATAAAAAAACCCAGCGCTATGGCTGGGTTGTTGGGAGTTAGTGTTTGTTAGACGTTGTAGTCTGGTTTCGCGTCGAAATATTCGTCACACGTCAGTGAGAACGTGCCATCAGAGTTTGGCTTCTTGTCTGATACTAGCCAGCGCATCGCCTCCATTTCTTCCGTGGTGGCGATGACATAGCGAGATGGCGATTGAACGTTATAGCCGTCGAAGATATTTAGCGTGATATTCGGTACCGCGGCGGTGAAACCAAACTTAGTATCTTGGCGCGCGTAAGCTCTGATTTTGTCTGTAGAGTTGCCAATCGCGTCGGTTACCCTGACATACATGTCACCAGAGAAATTAATCTGCTCGCTCGTATCAAAGTCATTGCCGTTACGCGCAACGATATAGCCAGCCTGCTGGTTTGTATCGTATGTATCCGCAACAACAATCATTTCACCGGGTGAAACATACTCTCCGTCCGCCAGCGTCTTCATGTTCATTTTCATGCGTGAGCTGACCAGCCGGTTAACTTCCAGAAGCGCCCTATCCTTTGCTTGGCACTCATTACGGCATCCACTAAGCGATATTTTCAGAGGAGATAATGCCGCTTGCTCGACAATCCCTGTATCAGTAATGCGGTACCGAATGTAGGTCTTCTTGTTTGTCTTCGGACTGACATACTCAATTTCTACACCGTCGTATCCACCCGGCATCGTCATGTCGTAGCTGATTTTGTACTCATCAGCGACGATATTTGCGCGATTGAATACAGCAGACGGGAATTCTTTGCGCTCATCTCTGGCGAACGTAAGCACACCATCATCCCAGTACGCGATTACTCGCGCCGCGTTGCAAATAGTCTCCACGCGGTTTCCGAGGGAAATATCCTCATCGTCAAACGTGTAGTCGAAATAACCAAGACGCGGATCCGGTAATGACTGATAGATTCTGTAGAGTTCGTACAGGTCTATCGTGTCTGCTGGCTGCTTTCCTATCACTAGCCACTCATGAGCAACGGCATCGGCAAAGCTGCGCGACGGCCTGAGCATGTAGTCAACCGTGCGAGTGTTGATGTCATAGCTGATTGTGTGACGTGTAACGAGTGCGTTGTATTTGCGATCACGTGAGCTGGTAGCTTGTTCCGTTGCGCGTACCGTGACTTTCACAAGCGTGTCATTTGGATATGTCACATTCTTGCGGCGCGTGACAGAGTGTGCCTCTGCTATTTGCAGAAGATTGCTGTCAGAACTGTTGTTAGTTTTTCGCAGCTGGAACGCATATCGCGCTTTACCGTATGGAGGTGTGAACTTGAATGTGCCATATATATAATCAGCGCGATTGTAACTTGCGTTAAATACAAAGCTGGAATAGCTATATGTCGGTGAAATTCTGTCGTTATCGTCATTCACAGCCCAATATTCCAACAAGAAGTCAGCGCCCTCTCGCTTACCAAGTTGAGCTTGCAGATGAACCCACAACTCATCGCCTTCAATTGCCGCGAAGTATGGCCCCGAGATATTCCCTTTGTTTTCAGTCAGCGTGAATATCGTGTTGTTGATTGTCGAACCAGCCGGAATCTCGACTGGGCTGTTGATGGCTGATAGTTGGAATGTGAAGTATTTAACTGGGTCGATAATAGAACCATCATCAGACTCAGTCGCAGCATCCAACGACGCAGAGAACGTGACATTCTCAGTCACATCACCAGATGCTAAATGGCGTGTCACATTGACGGTAACTTGCACCGGTAGAGGCTTAGGGATGTCGTAGAAATAGTCGAAATCAGATGACTGAACGATTTTAACCGCGGCGGATGTGCCAGTAATCGTACCTGACACGACATCATTCGTTGTTGCCGTAGCGACTTGCTCGCTATTGCTCTCATTCGGCCCCAATACCTCCTGCCCATCTACATCATCAAATTCGAATCCCTGAATGATTTCTGGAATGACAGTACCAGGAGGATAAAACTGGTAACTTGCTCCGGCGATAGCTCCGAGGCTGGACTCTGAGTAGCGCACACTCTCAACCGTATATTGCCCGATCCCGAAGTTCATCCATTCAGTGACGTACTTGATGTTGTCAGTAAACTCGAACATAGACTGCTGAATCAAGTCGGGAAATGAGCGAACCTGACCGTAAATATCAGGACGCGCTTGATACGTTCTGGCGATATTTGTTTGACCGGTCAGCTTATTGTTCGGGCTCTCTTTAGCGTTGTTATCTGCTGCTGATGAAAAAGAAGGCTTAGGCGCCAAGAAAGAGAATACTTTGGTGACGAGTTTGAAGACCGGGCTCAGGATATCGCTGACGATGCTTCGCGGCTGGTTGAATATCTGGATGCGATGTAGCTCTGTGAGTTCAAATGAAAGCTCGGCCTCATCGTCTGCCAACACGCCATTGATGACGATCGCAATATCCCTATCAAACGCTTGCTGCTCCAACCACGTGTAAAAGTTAGAGCCGTTGGCCAGCTTAATCCTCTCCTTCGGCACTCCCGGTAAGTGCTGTATTTCTAGAAGTGCCATACGAATAAAACTCCACTTTAGTGAATACCTTTTCCATTACGCGCAGCTTGTCGAGCCTCACAGATCCGTTAAGCCCCCTGCTATGCAACGCCATGCCATTGAGCACTAACCCAACGTGCTCCGCCCTACGCCCCATGTAGCCAACAAAAATGCCATCCTCGACGGGTACTTTCTCCCGCTGCCAGAACACCACTTCCTCTCTGTAACAAGTCAGAAAATCTCGGTTACTTTCATACCCAGCTTTGTGATGCACTTCTTGGCCAAGCACATGACGGTAATAAAGGGCTACGAGGCCCCAGCAGTCACAAGCGTCCATCGAGCAAGCGCGGTTAGACCACGGAACGCCGATCATCCGTTTGATAAAGTCAGATTTAATCATGGTTTATCCGATTTCGAGTCCGGGCCACTCCGCGGGGTCATACAACAATGCCACGTTGGTATTGAGTGGGTTAGTCATTGATAGAGAAACGTTGACGTTATCAGCATCGAGAGAACAGTCTTTGACGTACAACTGCCATTCTTTGATGGCGATCGTCATATCTTTAGAGTCAAAAAGGCGATAGGTCACGGTAATTGGTTCAATGCGGCTATACGAACGCCAGACCTTCAGTTGTTGCTTGAAGTCCTGCGCAAGCCTACTGAACTTAACCGTTGAATCGATTATCGGCGTGCTGCTTTGCTGGCTCTCCGAGAGCTCGAATCGGCATGGCTTATACTCCACGCCGCCGAGCGTCTTCGGGAATACTTGGTTGTTGACTAGATAGAAACTTCCAAAAGACACATGATGAAACTCAATAGTCTCGTATATTATCCGGTTCGGGCGCTGAGCCCGATACTCTCGCAGTGTTGGCATTATGGCACCCTCGGTAGAGATTCAGGGTCACGGTCATCAGGATAGCCAGTGACAATGATGTCCAGCCAGCTCGCCCAAGGCGGAGGCAACTCGACAATGATGTCGTCAAACTCATCATCAGCGTTATTCAGCTTCCGGCAGATGACATTCCCCGACCACGTAAAGATATTTCCCGTCTGGTTCCACGTTGGCCATGCCGTGAAATGCAGTTCCTGCAATTCTATGCCTGTGTCTCCGGTGCCGTTATTCAACCGCATAGAGAACCACTGGTTACAGTTATCGAGATAGTTCGGGCTGCGCAGCCACTGCATAAAAGCGCGGTGCTGTGTGAACGTGAATATCCACTTGAGAGAGAATGACGTTTTTAAATCGTCGGTTAATTTCTGGAAGATTGGCGCACCGACCAAAGGCTGATCTGTTCTAAATCCGGTATCCGTCGCCGGACTCTTGTCAGACTTCTGCGCCAGCGGCAGCCAGTCAGGATATGGAATTGTCATTCATGATCTCCAGACAATAAAAAACCCGCCGAAGCGGGTTAGCTGACTTCACTAGGTCCTTCAGGAATATCATAAATATTCATCTCTGCGCCGGTAATGTCCCCACCGTTCGTGATCGACAAATACTCATTGGCAGGAATAATCCCCTCAATCACCGTTCCACCAGATGTCGTAATTTTAAAATTAATTACTCTGTTAACACCTATGTTTACTGTTTTACCAACTTCCAATGACGCTGATTTCCATGATTGCTTGGGTTTGTCCATTCTTACCTCGTTATTGAATCGCTCGCCTTGGAGCTTGATGATATCTTGATATTGATTGGCTAATAGGCCCACCATTGCTTATATCTGCAACGATGGTCTGTATGTTAACAGAGCCATCATCATTTACTGTGGCTTGGCTATCAACAGTTGCGCTAGTGTAGTTTTGAATGTTGTTATATACGATTACGCCTCCACTACCACCGGTCTGTAGGTCAGCATTGCTAATCACTTTCCCGCCGTCGCCGGGGATCATGTAGTTCTTGCCGCCAGATTGCAGAAGCTCTGGTGCACCGCCCTCGCCAACCCGATACATAGAACCGGCAGACACGGGCCCACCATTTTTACGCATACCGGCCAATGCTAGCCCGCTGGATAACCCGACTGTGCTTGTTATCGCAGCAGCAGCTGGGACGGAGTTTGCGCCTAAGGTTGCAAGCGATGTCATTGCAGCCGCAGGAGCCCAAGCAGAAGCGACAACAGCAGCTTGCCCTACTGATGCAGCAGTGGCCGCCGTACCCATCGTCTGACCGATAATGAAGTTTTTAAGCGCTTCAACACCAACCTGAACCAACGAGTTAATAACGCTATTCAGTATCGTGCTACCAAGAGAGCGCATAGCGTCTGAAACTGACATTGTTCCTGTGAGAAGCCCGGTGATTGCGTTTGATGCATTACCAGCGAAGGCATCTACAGCGCTGGTTAACATGTCATAGCCCAACCCTTGCTGACTCAGCAACTGCCACTGTGCTGCCGTTCTTTGAGCTTCATACTCAGTGTTAGCAGCATTCATCAGCGCTAGCCCCTGCTCCTCGGTGATTACACGCTGAGCTGTATACTCTTTAATAAGAGCAAGCTTTTGCGCATTCTCATTTGCGAGCTGCTGCACCGGATCAACCTGTCCGGCGAGTTGCTGCTGAGGTGTTACTACCGCTTGAGAGCTGGCATCTGCAATCGCCTTGGAGTAATCCGCAGCAATTTGAGCGCGGCGTTGTTGAGATTGCTCAAACGTGACGTCACCCGCTTTAAGCTGACGATCAAGTTGTGCATTATCCAAGTCACGCTGTTGCTTAGCTTTTGCTGCCGAGTCAGCATCTATAGCGGCTTTCTTATCTGCTGCTTGCTGTTGTATATCGAATATTTGCCCTGCTTGCTGTTTAGCCTGTTGGATTTGAGCCTGAGTAGCTCCAGCACCAAGCTCCTGCACTGCTGCTAACTGGGCGGCTTCCCTGTTCAATCCCTTCGACTTCAATGCTGCAACTTCTATCTCATTGGAGAGGTCTTGAAGTGTTTTGACTCTTTTCTTCTCTGCCTGCTCTGCTTGAGATTCTGCTTTAGCAGTATTCTTCGTTGTCTGCCCTCTCTCAGACTCAGCTTTCTCCAGGTCGTATTGTTTTCCTGCAAGATCGCCCGCGGTGTTAACCTGATTAGCGTTGCCACCTCGGCTCTCTGCCTCCATCCTTGCCTTGGTTACTGTTCTGAGTCTTTTGTCCGTAATCGATAGCAACTCATTTTGCTGTTCTAGCTGAGAATTAAATTTATCAGCCTCTTTGCTTACGGGGATTTGAATGCTTGATGAATTGAATTTATCTTTAGCTCGGCTTGCGAAATCTAAAGAATTACCCAAATGATTCATCATTCCCGCAGCAATACCGGCCTCTTCGCCGTCTCGCTTTAGAAGCTCAATGCCGCTTTGAAGCGTACCATTTAATTGAGCGCGTAGAATGCCGGTTTTACTGATGGTCTGACTTAGTTTTGTTTCGGCGGCATCTACCTTACCGGCTTGAATATCGATATCGCGCTGAACACTTGCGTAATCCTCTGCAACCGCCTCTGCTCCTCTGATATTTGCAGCTTGTTCAATGAAAGCCTTCTTCTGTTGAAGGTTGTCCATTTCAGCTTGCAAATCAACGATGGCATCCTTCTGGTTGATAATCGATATTTCTGCCTTTGCTATCTCGGCACCTAACTGAGTGCTGTTCATCTCCTTCATTTTTGAAATGACCGAGTCGAGAGAATCGGCGAACGCAATGCTCTCTTGCTTGGCTTGTTGTGCCTGCTGGTAATAATAGAAAATAGCCGCCCCAGCTAGCATGGCGGCGCCTGCCGGTCCACCAATTAATCCAAGAGCACCTTTCGCAAGAGAGACTGCACTTGCATAAGTTCTAGTGGCTACTGATGCTTGCGTTGTTGCCGCGGCCAACCTAGTTTTAGCCGCAGCCTCTGCATTGTCAGCAGCAATAATCTTTGATTGGATCGCTGCATATTCTTGCTGGTAACTTACATTCAGGCCAAGCTGGCGATTAACTGCAGATTGTGTTGCCAATGCCCTCGCTTTAGCTTGTTCCGATGCCTTTATAGCCTGAGCGTTAGCTATTTCAGATTGAGCGGAAGCCATGACAGCTTTTGCGGCTTTGTATTCTTGAACCTGCTGATTAACGGTAGCGGCGGCGTCAGTAACTTTTGCCTTAGTGGCTAAGTAAAGAGCACCAACGTAGCGAGAGCCCATAACGCCTGCCGCGATAGTTAACGCGCCTGACAAAACATCTATATTCTGACTTAACGTAATTACGACATCATTGAATATAGACACACCAGTTTTGACTGAAGATGACTCCCCAAAAAACTTGGTGATATTGTTTCCTGCGACCTGAAGAGCCTGAGAGATAGTCGTTGTTGTTTGTGCAAATTCGCTACCAATTTTATTGCCCTGAGACAGTAAACCATTAACAACAACATCAGTGGTTAATTTGCCCTGAGCAGCTAGGCTACGCATCTCACCAGTTGTAACGCCTAAAGAATCCGCCAAAGCAACTATCAGTCTGTTGCCTTGCTCGTTAACAGAGTTGAACTCTTCTCCGCGTAACGCGCCGGAGGCTAAGCCCTGAGATAACTGAATAATTGCGTTTTCAGCCTCTTGTGCTGTTGCGCCTGAAACAACAAACCCCTGATTTATGATCGTGGTTAACTTAGCAAGATCGCCCGCACTGGTTCCATATTCTCGGGTTGCCCTTTCTAATCTTGCATACAGTGACGCCGTCGCATCAAGGCTAGACCTCGTAGCTTGGGTTATGTTGAATACTCGCTCAGTGACCCCTACGAGGCTTTCCCCTGCTCTAACTGAGTTAGCTAGTTTGTTATTTAAGGACGTCCATGCATCTGCATACTGAGCCACTGCTGAAACTGAAAGTGCGGCAGTTAATGCGCCAGCTATCTTGGTAAGCGACGCGAAAGATTTACTTGTGTTGTCTACCGTCTTGCCAGTCTTCTCAAACTGGCTGTTCATCTTATCCAGGCGATCGTTAACTTTCTGTTGCTCGCTAATGAGCTTTGCAACATCCATTTGGACGGTGTAGACGATATTCCCGACTTCATGCTCGCTTGCCATTACGATCTCCAGACATAAAAAAACCTGCCGGAGCAGGTTGTGACATTAAGCGGCCTTAGCCGGTAACTTCTTAGACTTGACCAATCTGCGGCGACCAGAGAGTAATTCAGCAGTCCGTTTATCATCCGCGTCGATCACCGCGTCATACTCTTCCTTCGTGAATCCTTTCTCTTCTGGATACTTAGCTTTAAGCATGAGCTGGAACTCTGTCATGGTTAGCTGTTCAGCTTCGCTTCTAGGCATGTTGAAATGAGCCCGCGCCGCGTTTATATAATCGACCACTCGAAACTCTGAGGAATACTCATCTTTGCTTTCATGCTTTTGTAGTTTTCTAAGCTTGGCCTTGCCGATAACACCATGCTCGATTAGCTCACGCGCAATGATGATTATCTCCCCGATCCCCATCTTCCCTTTGCGGTAGACGACACCTTTTTTACCGGGCCTCCACTCTCCAATCAGCGAGGTTAAATCATCGTCACAGCACGCCTGCATTATGCTCATTGCTGTAGCCAATACTGGGCGGCCATATACGGGAGTCTTTATTGTTTTTAACAACCATTCAGGGACTTTTCCCCATGTATCGGATGCTTGTGAAATTAGCCTAAAAACCTCAAATCCATTCATGGTTGCGTGCGCAGCGACGATTTCAGACGGGGATCCGATTCTTGCCATAGCAACTAGGGAGGGACGAAAGAAATAGTCCCTCTCACGGTCTGAAATAAGCATTTCGCCAATGTCGGTGATCGGTGTCATGTGAATTCCTTGTGAGCAGTATCGAGGGCATCATCGATACCCTCTGTAGTGCTTACTAAGCAGTTACTGTTGCCGCGTAAACCGCTGACTTTGCGCCGTCAGTTGTGGTGACAGTGATGTTTGCCGTACCAGCCGCCACGCCAGTTACCGTTACCGTGGTGCCAGACAGTGTTGCCGTAGCCTTTGATGGAGCTGATGACGTTACCGTATATGCTTTATTGGTTGCGCCAGCAGGAGCTACATCAACCGTAAATGTGGTCGTTGCGCCAACTGCAACACTCCCGCTGGTCGGAGTGACAGTTACACCAGTAACAGGAACTTCCTCTTCCAGATATTCGACAGTATCAGCGTCAGCCACCTTGAACTCGCCGGAGTAAGTTGCGATATCAGATGCCCCGAACTCGCCAGACCATGAAGTCGCAGCCATATAGCCTTGGAGAACTACGGCGTCTTCACCGGTGAAATCAAACTGAACCCAGTAAGTAGGCTGGCGGCCAGATTTGGTCTCTGCCAATAGCTCTTTCGATAGTTTGATTGGGCCAAAGTCAGTCGGCTTATCGCGCTTACGCCACTCGCCATCAAAGCTGATCGTTAGATCCATATTGGTAACAAGGTTCTCAACCAGACCTTTGGTGTCATCAGCCTCAGAAGTAACAGTGTTCATTGAATAGTCGATTGACTTGGTAGTCAGAGCGCCCATGCGTACGAACTCTGATTGTTCTGGAACTGTATCTGGGCAGCCTTCGGCAAGACGCAGAATAGCGACGCGGCCAATTAACTTCCCGTAATCATTCTGGCAATCAGCCATGGTGACTTACCTCTTTTGTTGGAAATAAAAAAGGCCGCCATAAGGCAGCCTGTTAGTTTTGAATGTTGTTATGCAGTGCAGCGGAATAGAAGCCTGATTACCGCTCTTCCCTCTTCCGTAGGTATTGGCGTTGGCATCCCGCCTAGATTGAAGACTGAATTTAGGCAAGAGTCCTCAGAGTTATCTGTCACATGATCTAGAATGTCCTGTGCACGCTGAACTACAGTCTGAGCGTCATTCTTAGCGCTAACGAGAACAACCTGAACATTATCATCAGCACTCAGGTCTTTAACGCGTGGGCTGCCACCATTTGGCTGAAATACAATGTATTTCATGTTCCCAGAGTCACTCTTCTGTTCTACCCACTGCAACATCTGCACTTTGAACCCGTCAGTTAGCCCAGCATCCTCTAACCATTCGCGAAACTTAATGAAAACTGGTGTGCTCATAACTTCATCTCATCGGCAACGGCCTTGTCGATTTGGCTTCTGCTTTCCTCAAATCCCAGCTTAAGGAATTCTTTTCTTGCCGTTGATCTGCGGAAATTTTGTTTAACAGATGGGTCATGGACATATACTGCATAGTTTGCAGAATAACCAACACGCCCAGTCAGCATCTTCCCTGATACATTCACGTCACGAAACTGAGAGTTGATAAGTGTTGAGGTATCAATTGGGGTATAAAGTGAGGCTTGCGCCCCGCCGATATAGAGAGCCTTGTAGATTGCTCTCACTGCTTTTCGTCCTTGGATGTCACCAATCAACTTGGTTAGGTTGGCTTTTGCCTTGGCGATACCCTTCACCTTAACGCCCATATCAGACTCCGGTTATCAATGCATAATCATCAGCAACGCGATCAAATGTGTCCGCATAGCGAATGATGTGCTTAATCTCATCGGCACCGGCGTCGATAGGGTTAGCCTCAGTCGATACTCCGATCAGCAGGTAGTCACCCTCTTTGGCTTCAGCGTACTCAGTCCAGACGGTATCTTTCACCACGAACTCACGGCCAACATCAGCGTTACCGCGCTTAGAGTCGCCGCCGTAGTCGCATGCAATAGTGAAAGGAGCGGCGAATGAAGGCTTATTCCATTCATCAGTTCCTAAGCTTCGCCAGATTGTGGCCTCCGCCGTATAGCTCCAGTTGGCTGTAGCTGACAATGCTCACTCCTTTGGCGCTTTAACACGCTCAATCTCAAACCACTCGATATTCAACGCATTTACCTGCTGGCCTTTACCGACAGGCACAAAAAGCCCTATGGCATCGCCGCACTCCAGCTGCAAGTAACGCTCAATGACGATTGGTGAAACCACTGTCTCGCTGAAAGTTTTAACCTCTCCAGCAACGCGGAAAACCACCGTCACATTCAACACGCTAACCATGCTTGTTACAGTCGCCATAATTCACTCCTTCCAGCTCAGCACCTTCGCGCCAGTCTCTCGGATCCGCTTGCAGTTAATCACCCACTCGCCGGAGCTATTCACATAACCAGTGGTTTCACGTCCGGTATCAGTGCGAACCCATACGCGGGCGAAAGGTTTGGGCTGACTTTCAGTTATGAGAATCCACATCAGCAGCCTCCGACAACGAGAAAGAGCCCAACACTGTTACCTGCACTAATCGGTAGCTCACTGGTGCATCCGCTGGTATCGAGTTTCGCCAGCGAGTCTCGCAGCCAGTTGATGCTGTCATCGCCATACTCAAAGGAGCGGGACGCACCAGACGGTGCTCCCTGCGATTTGATACGGCGCGCACCAGAAGATGTAGCCATTAATGCAGCCGCATACATCAGGATGAGTTTTGCGGAGCAATCGTCATATCCCGCACCATTTAGGCAAGGAATAATCTTGTTCACTACGCATAGAATCGGCTCCAGCAAAGCTGCCGGTATGGAATAACCCAACTCACCGAGAAACTGTTGCACGTCTGCCGCTGTAATTGGGTTAACCATAGTTATTTACCCTTCTTCGATTTGGTCGCGGCTGGCTGCTCTGGCTGCTCTGGCTGCTCTGGCTGCTCTGGCTGCTCTGGCTGCTCTGGCTGCTCTGGCTGCTCTGGCTGCTCTGGCTGCTCTGCAGAATTATCGCCTGGTGTAGCGACTTCAAGCTGACGATCATCATCTGATAGGATTTCTACCAGTCCAGCTGACTCCCACTTATCAGCCATTTCTTTGCTGACTTCCACCTTTGCACCAACCTCCAGTTTCTGGAGATTGGCACCGGAGAAAAGGTTATCGCTAATCACTTTAACCAGTGCCATATCTCACCTCTTAGCTATGTGCGTAGATGACTGATTTTTTGCTGTTGATGTCGGTCTTAACCATCAAGCCAGCAGCCCCCCAGGTGCGCCAGATGTAATCGCTGTTATAGAACGGACGCGGATCGGCAACGGTGCCAAACGCTTGTCCTACAATCGGAGCAATCACGCCAGCGGTCAGCGGAACAATCAGGATTTGGTTGCCGGTCAGCTGAGCATCTTCTTTAATTGCAGAGATACCGGACAGCTTCAGAAGCTCCTGCAGGATGGTGTCAGACTGGTAGTTGTCGCTGAAGTAGCGCTCCAGGTTGGAGATGATGGCACTCGAAACATACCAGGTCTGCTCTGCGTACTGGTTGTTAGTCAGCTTGAGCGTGTCTCGCAGCTTAATAGCCGCGTTACGGATCTGTTCAGCAGTGACGGATGCGCTGGAGAAGTCGATGTTCAGGCCTGATGCCCCCAGGTCCACCATTGCTACGCGCTCATCATTCTTCAGGCCCTTCCAGGTCTTCTCATCGAACTTGATGTAAGTCCCTTCCGCATCGCGATAGCCGTTGTAGATGTAATCCACGTACTGGCGTCGTACTTCATTGGTGGACTCGAACTGTGCATCAGAAATGATGTCGAACGCATCCGGGTTGTTCAGACGAGGTTCACGCCAGTGGAATTTGAAGCCAGTATCATGCACCGGCACCATCGTACCATCGTACTGGTACTGCACAGCATCCAGCGCGGCACCAATCTGACCAGACATTGAGGTGTGAGCCCACATGCGACCGCCAGACTTAGCGTATTCGTACACGGTCTGGTTGATGCGCACTGAACGAGACAGCGGCATCAGGTCGTTGAACAGCGTGAACTCAGTGTTCGGCTGAAATTGGCGCAGCACGGTCTGGTCAAACGCTTTATACAGATCTGCAGGTGAGCGCACGGCGTTGATACCATTCAACTGACTAACAGCATTAATGCGGTCTGCCATCTCCTGCATCACATTGACACCCTGATGGTTTAGGGCAGCATCACGCTCCTGAGAAAGCATACCGAACTGGTACTGGTTAACAGCCAGGTTGCCGGTCTTTTCGCCCAGCGATTTAGAATAAACAAGCATTCAGTGACTCCTTACTTAATCACTACGCGAATGAGGTCGCCAGCAACGGCGGTAATTGAGCGCTCTTCGTCGCAGTAGCAACGATCAGCCTCCCCGGTGGCCCACTTCTTCACTTGGCCGTTTGCGATTGAAAGTGCATCGCCTTTTTTGTAGGTGCCTGCCGCCGCGCGCACGTTCAGGAACATGCCTGGCAGCGGGTGAATTGCCACTACCAGATCATCAACTGCAAATGTGTCATCGACTGACTTGCAGCGCAGATAATCAAAGTCAGCAGCGTAGATGACCGCGGTTTCACTTCCGTCTACGGATGCTTTGAATACGCCAGCATCGAAGAAGCCCAAAGTGCCAGGCTTAACGGCTGTCGCGCGGCCTTCACGATTGAGCAGCGGATTAGGGAATACGCCACCGGCGTGAATTACGTGTTTTCCATCTTTAGCCATTATTTACTCCGGCATTTCGCTGATTGGTTGAGAGGAGTTAGTCTGGCGGAATGCACCATTCAGACCGGTGGAGGTTGAGCATTTAGCGAACAGCTCATTCAGTGGTTCGCCGTCCAGAGCATTGACCGCAACATCAGTCATGCCGAACTTGGCTTTGACTGCTGCGCGTTTCTCGCCTTTCTCTTTGTCAGCGTTCTCCGTGAATTGGGTGTTCAGCGCCGATACCTGCTCAGTCAGCAACTTAGCCCAGGTAGGCATTTCTTCGCTGTTGGTGGCCTTGTCTTTTGCAGCCTTTTCATCAGCCTCTTTCTTTTCGCGTGCCGCCTTCTGCTCTGGCGTCTCGGTTTTTGCTGCTTCTTCCGCATTCATTTGGTTGAATGCATCGAAAAGCTCTGCGTCGGTCTTGCCTTCAGTCGGCTTACCTTTCGCTTTCAGCGCGTTAACGATCATGTCTTTCATCGGGTTTTCAGCTCCGTTGGTTTTAATTTCGTACTCAGTGGGTTTGCGCACGACTTCTACAGGTTCGCCGACGAAAACGGCATTGCCGCCATCATCGATGAGGTACTTTTGCTTCAGGTGTTTTGAGCCATCCTGGTAAATAAAGCTGTCAGGCCACACCGTTTCAGGCCAAAGCCACTTATCTTCGGTACCGCCCTCGCGCAATTTGTCGCTAATAGCGCGCTGGATGTCGTCGAAGGAAAAGTTGGAGGCGTTGGTGAAGAAGAACTTGGTTTTGTTGAGCATCCCTTCTCGGGTGCAGTCAGAGGCGTCGGCTAGGTTCACTACTTCAATCTGCTGCTCATCTCCGTCAGAGTTAACGAAGATTCCCACGCCTTCATTCGGCGTACCAGCACCAGGCTCATCAAGCAGCACCGCCACATGGTCAAACATCATGTTGGTGGCGATCTCGTTATACTTTTTGCCCTTAGACTCGCCATTAGCGGCGATACCGGAATAAAGCAGGCCAGTTGAGATGTGGATCGGGTCAACGTTAGTGCCAGCCAACATGTCATCCAAGCGGTTAATCAGGCGCTTGCCCTTATCGCTGGATTCGGCGTACTGCCGGTTAACGTACATATCGCCCGTTACCTTGCCGTCTTTGTGGATGACGTTCTGTAGCCATGCCCCAACGTGGTACTCATTCACAGCTTGGACATCACGCGCCGAAACATGCTTACCGTCCACCTTCGGGTGGCCTAGCGGCATCGGGTTACGCTCGAGCGTGTTGTAGGCCTTTTCAATTTCTGCTGCCGGGTACAACTTCCGGTTCATCACAATATCGTCCACAACAGGCGTGATGCCGCGAACCACGATATGTGGCTTGCCGTCGATGGTTTCAGTGGTGATGTTTGAAGCGGAGTTGACGACGGTCAGCACGTTAACGCGGTTGCGTTTCATGCTGGATCCTCGTTAAGTTATATTTATTCAAACAAAAGGGGTGAGATGATGATTAAAAAGGCCATGCTAATTGGCGCCATTGGTTTGTTCGGTACGCAGGAAGCGCAAGCTAATTTTTATACAGGGAATCAGCTTTTTGCCTGGGGCGAATCCTTGATGAGAACCAGAGAAAACAGAACTATGGGTTCTGATATCAGCGACGCAAATATGTACTATGGATACGTATCAGGAGTTTACGATCTAGGTAGCGGTGTACTTTTTTGTGCCAACAATCAACTTAACCTGAACCAGATTTCTGATGTCGTATATCAATACTTGAAGCAAAACCCTAAACGCCGAGCTGAAAACGCGTCTGATTTAGCTGTTGACGCTCTTAGCGAAGCGTTCCCGTGCAAGAAATAGTTCAGGCAAGCGCCTTCGTTTAGATTCTTCGTAACATTGGCGCTCTACAGCACCAGGGTAAATAGTCCAGTGCAGTTACGGACTGGTAACGCAAGGTTCGACCGCAACCACAGCACCAATAAACAGTCACGCGGCCTCCTTAGTGGTCCACTGTTTGCGTTCTTTAGCCAGCTTATCCGCCAACCCTTCATTGAATATGCTGCCGTCGTCGTTTAGCAACACTGGGATCTGGCTGCAGTAGCAGTTATACCGGTTTCCGTTCTCAGCGTAGAAGTCTCGCACCTCTTCAGTGGTGTAGACTTTTCCATGACGGCTGGCGTGCCAGGAGCGCGTGGTTGGTTTAAGCGCTGACAGCCACAGCAGACCAGTATTAAGACCTAGCCGTTCAGCGGCCCAGTCCGTTTCGTTCCATTGTGCCTGCCGAAGTGCGCCGACCTGCTCAGTCTGCGCGATGGTCTTGGCCTTCGACATGCTGACATCGAGACGCTTGCTGATAACGCTGGCTGTTTCACGAGGATTCACCCCGCGAGCCACTGCATCGGTTATGATGTTGGTCAGATCGCCGCGAGCAGTATCGCTGATGACCTTCCAGTCACTGAACGTTGTCAGCCTTGCCGCTGCAATCTGGTTTAGATAACCAGGGCTGTTTAAAAGCTGCTGTAACGTCGTCTGGCTGGCGTACACCTGCGACTGCTGCGAGAGGTTGTTGAACGCCTCCAGCGTGCCGCGCTGTGCTTCTACGGCGACGAAATCCATCGCCCATAGTTTTTGTTCTCCGCCATCCAGCAGGTAATCGTCGAGAATGCCCTGCACATCCTCTAGCAGGTTAGCCAGCTCTTGCGCCGACATGTCGTAAATGAACTTGCCAGCGTTGACTTGGTAGAGCCGAATATCCTCGCCGTTGTCGTGGCAAAGGAAGTGCCAGCTATGGCTATTTACCTCTCGCTCTCTCCCAGTCAGGCGCTGGTCGAACAGAGCTTTCAGCGAGCGCTTAATGCCGAGATACCGATCCTCGATATCCCGGAACATCGCGGTTACCTGCTTTGCCGATCTGGTCGGGTCAACCTTGCTGCGCGGTACTACCGGTGTCCCGACTTTCGTCTTTTGCTCCGGCGTCATCGGAAAGAGGATCATCGGCCGTTACCTTTTTATTTGGGTCTGGCGGCTTAACATCATCGCGTGGCTCAAGTTCTCCCGCTTCCCTTACCTCATTCTCATCAACAGCAGGTGTGCCGTAGGCTTGCTGAGTATCCTTAGCGACCGCTGCCATTTCCTTCATGTTGGCAATCTTCTCTTTCTCGCTTGGAGCCAGTAGATCAGACCAGGTTAACGTTATTTCTCCGGACTTCGGCGGTTCGATAACCTCTACTGTCCACAGGCGTTCTATAACGGCGCTTGCCCTGTCAGTCTGGAAACCATTGCGGCGACTATTGCACCGCTTGGCAAAGTCGTTTTTATCCTGATCCGACGCAAGCCTTCCGGTCTGCTGACCAAACAGGATTGTGAATGGCATCTGAACTGAAGATGAGAACTGGTTAGCAGATACTGTCCACGTAGGACCAGGATCGGCAACAGCGACAGAGAGCACTTTCGCCTCACCGTCCTGCGTTACTAGTGCTGAGTCTGTACCTGAGTTCAGCTTCTGGATGGCTGCATTGAGAGCCTCTGCAAGATTTGAATAACCAGCTTTCTTGGCATCATCAGCAATTGTCTTTAGATTCGTTTCCTTTGACATGTTGATGCCAAGCTGTCTGCTGGCGTTCTTCAAGAATCCTTCAGCACTACCTCCGGACGTTTTCGCCATATCAAGCAAGTCGTTGTAACCTGCGCGTAGGAAAGGGATGCCAGCCAAAGACGACTCATCTTCGGAACCTTCGCAGAACATGATGATTCGTTCTGGGTGGATCTTAATCGAACGCATTGGCCCAGATATATTTCCGTTATCGCCTACCTGCTGTTCCTGGAAATAATAGAACTTCGGCATGCCATAATCTGGTGATAGCTGGTCCTGTTCTGTTTCCCCGGGCTTAACCTGCGCCTCCCATGCTGGAATCATCTTAACCAGGCCGCGTTCGCGTGAGCTGCGCATAACCTCACGATTTACTGGGTCATCCCAGTTTCGGCTATCCGCAAACTGAAGGATAAGTGCTGAGTAATGCCCAACCAGATTTCGCCTATCGGCGTCTTTAACTTTTGCCCAGTACTTCTTCATGAGCTTTGTGACTTTCTTTTCCCATGGAGTGGACTTTTTAGACTTCTTCGTCTCGTCACCATCCACGATTACTGGTGTGTCGGTCCAGCATGCATCGAGCAGTTTATGCACCGCACCGAACGCAGCACCATTTCGCTCATACATGTTGTAGAAGTGGTCAAAGTCGAGACGCTCTGGGTATCCAAATTCGCACCACAAGTGATGCCGCTTCGTATTACCAGACTTATTAAATCCGTTAGCATAAAGCTGACGTGATCGAGATACCTCAGCAAGGCTATTCACAATGAGCCCAGCGAGGACTTGCATTTCTGTGTCGTTACTCACTGAGTTGTCCTTATGTGAAGAAGATTGCGCCTGTTCGTTTAGGTGAGTGCAGTACGCGATAACGTGTGGCATCGAAGTCGTGATCTTCCTGAGTAGTGTCTACATCATCAGGCTTCTTATCATCTCTAACGAGCACCGGTATGCGGCTTATCCAGCCCCGACAATGCTCCATGACGTAGAAGGCAGGTTTTTCCGGCATACCTGACTCGGTTTTCTTGCCTTCAATCACTGCCTCTAGCATGTCCGCGAAGAGTGATGCGCCATTGATGCGTGAGCCGGGCTTTTTATCTGCTGCCAGCCACGTAACGCCTTGTGCTTCCATCTTTTGTGCGATGGATAGCTCATTGTCGCCAGTGTTGAATATCGCGCCATCAGCCGGACCGGGTATTACGCTGCTACATATGCCTGGTACGATGTGCATCTGCCCTTTCCCTTGTGTTTCCTCTGGCTCGTCGACCTCTTCACCCATAAGCCGCTTATCAACCCACGCCACGCCTTTGGCAACGTTTGTAGATGACATATTGAGGCCTTTATTCAGCTCGTCCGGTGGGCAGCCGTACCATTCACCAATCAGGATTAGTGAACCGGTTGGAGGGCAGAACTTGCGCCCATCAGGGAGCGTTGCTTCGGTGCCATCAGACTGTGCCCACCACAGGTTAGCGAACGGCTTCGACTCTCCCCAGTCATGAGAGCGGTCAACCGTCCAGCTTTCAGGGATAGTGAATGCTTTGATAACGTGCAGCGATTCATTCCACAGATGGTCAAAGCGCCCGCCGCTGGTTACGTCCCATGAACCCTCTACCCACGCTTTACGTCGGTTGGGGTCTTTGATAGCCATCAGCGTTGCGATGTACTGCGGATCGAGATATGGGTTTTCTTTGAACGAGCCGTGAATGGCTACGCGAGTCAGCGTCACACCCTCTTCTCGCTCAGTCTGCGGGTTAAATACTTGCTGCGTTTCGCGGATGATAGTTCCCCGCGGTGCTGGCTCAATGAAACGCTTCTTCACCCACGTATGCCCAATACCAAACGGGTTGGTCGTGCTGAATGTTTCCAGTGGGATCGGTTTGATAATCGAACCGTCAGCAAGCGGGTAATCTTCCGGCCTAAACGATGAGCGTCGGCAAGAGAACATCATCTCGTAGAATTCAGGTGACTGCTGCTTTGTAAGTTCGTTGAAGCCAATGAACGGAAATTCCTGACCGTGGTAGTCCCAGTAGTCGCTCTCCTCCTTACCAAACCGGAACAGCAACTCTTCGCCAGTAGGCCATACCCAGCGCAGCTCACTAGCAGAAGCCAAGTAACGAGCACCATCATTGAACAGGCGATACATACGCTTTGACTGAGTAATGATGTCGGTGAGGTTTTTATACTCGGTATCGAATATCACGCCACGCCAGAACGAGCCATAGCCAAGACCAACCAGACGACGAAAGCGAGCCAGCTGCGCGGCTGTTTTACCCGGCCCGCGAGTTCCCTCGTACAGAATCTCGTTACACGGGCAACTCAGGGATAACGACTGCGACCCCGGCAATGGTTTCCAGACGGCTTTGTAATTCATCCACCTAGTACCTCGCCTTGCTGTTGTTGGGCTGCCTTCTCCCACTCATCTACGCTCGTGCATGATGGGATTGGCATGATGTTGTGGGTTGCCGTGACCTTCTGCTCAACCTGCTCTTTAAATGCCTGCACGTTAATGTGCTTACCAAGCAACTCAAGGTTCTTCACCTTGTCAGGCCATTTGATTTTCTTAAGTAGAGAAGGCACATCGCCGGATGACTCAACCACGTCAATCCCTGAAAGGGTGGTTCTCCATACCTTGGGCCAATCTTTAATCGGCTTGAGCTCACCGTTTTCAAGCAGAATGTCAGCTACGTCCATCTGATCAATTTCAGCAAGGCGCTTTAGAACGTAAGCAGCATCAATGCCAACCTGTTCGTTACGCTCCTGCTTAAGCTGTATAATACGTTCGGCAATGTTTGGTTTTGTTAGGTTTTCACAACCAGTTGCTCGGGCAGTTTTCTCACTGTACCCCGCACGAATGGCCGCTTGTGTTGCGTTCAAATCAACGAGGTACTCGCGACAAAACATTTCTTGTTTGTCGTTGAGCGCCATGATTACTCCTGAGCTTCTTCCGCTACCGGCTTGAATGTGATTTCACTCAACTCATCCGGCTGAATGTATGTCCATGATCCGTCATGTTCTGCAATAGCGAATAGACCGTTAACCAGTCTTGGCTCTTTGGTTTTCATGACGCCTTCATATGTGGTTCCGTCTTTCTTTGTTGCTTTGACGTTGTACTTATCAGCCATAAGCGAACATTCCTCTGATTTTTGAGTATCCGCCCTCGGGCGACATGTGAACTTATGCTGCAATATCGTGTGCTCTCAGTGAAAACACACTGTATTGCTCCATGATTCTTCTGCCACGGTTCATGTTACCGCCATGAGAGCGAGTGGTAATCGCTCGGCATTGGTCGTTATTGATGTCTCTGTACGCTATCAGTCAGGAGAGAAACTGGTTGTGGCTAATACAGAGATGCTGCGACAACCCTACGCAATTTGATTTGATTAGCCAGACTCGCCCCGCTTCGCAGAGGTGCTAACTGACTTACGGCTTACCCGTCAGCAAGATCGGATCACCTCGTTTCCGCTGCGGAGATAATTTCTTATCAGTACACCTATCCAACTCGTATTTCATTACCCACCAGAGAAGACAACTCTGATAGGTGCTCTTCCCTTAAACTGAACCATTCACCGTGAGCTCTATATCCTGCATATTTGTTATGCAACTCTATCTCTAACTTTCTATCTGCTGGCACCTTAGCCAAAAGTTTTAACTTAGCGCCACTCATGCTAGCTATTTCGCGCACCCGAGCATTAACTCTTGTACTAAATCCTATTTTCGTTAGCCCACTATCTTCGGCATGCAGCACGTAGACATACGGCTTACCCACAGCTCTTTCTTTGTTTAGATTGATCAGGTCGTGCATAAATCCCTGACGAAGCATTGCGTCAAAGAATCCAGCATGAGCGCATCCTTCCTTTCTCAGCATCTCAGTTAATTTGTCAATTTCCGCCAGCAACTCCATTTCTCCTTTTCCGGATTTCATGAAGTCGGAATACATTCGACCAATTCTTGATGATGACTCTATAAAATTGTTCATAGCGTTTGCCTTACTTTGAGATGAACCTTTGCCGCATAGGAAATCAGTCCATCGAGGCTCGCCAGCACTAACTGACTTCCTCAAAGGCTCATTTAAAAGGGTAGGGTTCGATGTGGTTATTTGCGCTGCGGTGCGCGAGGAAATGCGGTTTTGCTAACTACGAAAATTTCGCAGTTTGATTATTTGTCGATTTGATTGTTTATTTGCACAGGTGAAATTTAGATATAAAAAAGCCCCACCGAAGTGAGGCTCTATTGGGTATTGCTTTTATTGAGGGAGGGCCGGTTTTCTCTAATGGCCTTTTTAATCTGTTCACTTTCAACAATGCCTTTCTCGCCAAGGCTTTTCATAATCTCTGCATATTGCCGATAAATATTCTTACTATCGAATACGGCCATGAATCACTCCTATTGGCACTGGTTGCGGATATAACTCTGTAACACCATCAGCGCTGACTGGTCTTGCTTGATACCGGATCTGATACTGAGAACGTTTCGTCCAGCAATTGGAGAGAGTTCGACGGTGGCATCATCGCCCACGCCGGAGGTGCTGGCGGTTTCGGTTGTGGCTGGCACTGGACACTTGCCTTTGACGAGCACCCGACCACCATTATCAAGCTTGCGCTGCAAAGCATCATTTTCAGCTTTAGCATCTGCCAACTCCTTCGTGTATTTAGCATCTAACTTGGCAACATCGCGCTGCCGAGATGTCATATCAGTGATGGTGGCATTCGCCATATTCAGCTCATTAACTTTATCGTCACGCTGTTTTTTATATTCAGTTGCGTTTGAGTGATAGCGATCGGTTAGAAATGCTAGAGCGGCGATGATAATGATGAATATAGGTGTCAGGTTAATCTTGCTCATTCATCCAATCCCCAGCACGCCAGCGCACTTTCCTGATCACGCCGCTCAATTTGTCCGAAGCAGTTATTAGAACGAATACGGCAATCTTTACCGCCGTCGAATATCCAGCGTTTGATTTCAGCGCAAGCCCCCTTCCGATCACCGGCATTCAACTTCTTATAGAACGTTGAAGGGAAGCATTTACCGGGGCCGATGTTGTAAGGGCAGAACGACGCAATGCCGACCTTTTGCGGCTCGGTCAGCGGAACCTTTATATTTCGGTCAACCCACGCCAGCGCCTTGTCTCGCTCAATGGCATTTACCTTTTTGCACTGTGCTTCGGTGGCGGTTTGGCCTTTCACTAATCGCTTACCGTCGATTACCGTGACGCCGTGACATATCGACCATATACCACCGGGATCGACAACGGCCACCAGAACATTACCTTCTTTCTCACTCACGAACTGGTCAAATAAAATTGGTGCCGTTGCACCGGATGCAAGAAGTGCAAGCATCGCTGCACTAAGCTTCGTTTTGCTGACGGGCATTTAACCGATCCTCCCGCTCTTTGCGTCGGTAATACCAGTTAACGCCGCAGGTAATGACTGTGCATGCTATACCGACAATGATCGCCCAGTCGCTTAGGCTGAGCCCTGCCATTTTGTCGGCCAACATCCACGATACCTCTTTTGTTGTTTCGGCATATGCCTTTGCAGAGACACCGCAGCCAGTCAGCGCCGTGCCTGTGACATATGAAAGTCTGCTATAAATTGTGCTCATTCTAGTCATAGCCTCACCTCCCCTGTGGGGTTAGGTGCTGTGTGTTTGTGTAGGGAATAGCGTCACCCGTATCCATGCCAATCTAGAGGATGTGTGAGTGCGGTTGGTTGGTTTTGGATGACGCTAAATGCAAAAAGCCCCGAGCGGTTAACTCAGGGCTTGAAATTGGAATTGTGGTGGCCGGTGCTGATCTCCGGCTTTCTGCAACTGCCTACAGCGGGCTGCGTGGCCACACCGAATCCAGCGAAAGATTCTTGCCCTTGCGCATCAGCCTGCGCATTCACCACAACTGTCATGAGCACTGCCAAGCACCACATCGTTGAGCCTTGGAGGTTATCGAATCAATACTCATGCAGTTGTGCAGCACACCAAACGCTCCGGTTTACCCTTCTTCGCTGAGTGATGTGCTGAATAGAAAAAGTGCCGACGCATGCTTAAGACACACTATCGACACCTTACCCTTTAATGATTGCTCATTTGTTCAATGATGTCAACACGATTATGCTACTTTTCGAACTTTAGCTACACGTTTGCGATTTTTAAACGCATCTTGTAGCGGTTGATAGATCATAAACAGTGATGCATCGAGAACGTCATTCACCTCTCTGCGACAAGTTGATAGCGATGGTCGGCGCATCCGATTTCCACCACGAGTTGGGGTTTTGCGAGGAATTGCACTCTTGTGCATGTAGACTGCAATTGAGTAGCGAGATGAACCGTGTGAGTAGTAACTAAGCAGGATACCGAAAGCCCTTTTATCGATGTACATGACGGAATCTACGACCTGAGAAATCAATTTTCCGTCATCATCATTGCACATTGGGCGTGTCGGTGTTCCGCTTGGCTCTACTGTCGCCATGTATTGAGCTATAACGCTGCTCATGCGTTTCTCTAATCGACCTGAGTAAACCCATGCGCCCCACAGTTCCAGCCAGCCATTAATCCAATCATGCTGTTCTTTGGTGAGTTCCAACTGCCTTATGTTCATCGCTTACCCCACCTATTCTTCCCACTATCACCGCGTGATGTCATGAATACGCCATTCACTATTGCGTGGTGCTTGGCCTCTTTATCGTGAATGTATTTGGATATAGTTTCTCTGTTGATGTGTAGGCGTCGTGCTAGCTCGCTCTGATTTCCGTATGTATCGACTAGCATGTCGGGTATGGTTCGGATTTCGGCATTCATATCCCCTCCAGTTCGGTGATGACCACTTCCAACTTTCCGCCCTTCACTAACTCACCGCGCCGCACCCTGAAATCATCAATCTGCTCGTCGTCTTCCATGAATCCAGCATGCACAAGCGAATCAAAGACCGCCTTTTGCAGGTTGTCTAAATCGCGACGGCGTTTGTCTGGTACGTGGGCAGTGATTGAGAATTTGAGTCTAGATGTGGTGTGAATATCGAGGTTTTGTTGCTGGATGATGGTGATAATATTTTGACGGTATTTTGTGCCTTTCTCGCTGATGTAGTGCCGTTGCCTTGCGTGTCGCCAGTAGGTATTCAGGCTCGGCGGGTACGGCAGCGTTAGCCGGTATGTTCTCATTTCACTGTTATCCTTCCCTCTCTTGCGAGGCGTTGGATAGTTAGCACAATGGCCTTATCCATTAGCGCTCTGCGCTCTTCCCTGCTTAGTTCTTTGCCATTGTCTATAGAGTTATGGCATTTGGGACAAATAGCCGCTGTGAGGCTGTCATCGCATTTTAAGCCCATGCCTTTTCCCTCATTTCGATGAGCTACCTGCACACCATACGTTCCGCACAGTACGCAATCACCTAGCTCGCCAACAGCAGATAGCCATTTTCTACTGCGGAATGAATTAGCCTTGAGCAATTGGCACCTCCGGCGTTACCGCTGCGATAAAGCAGATGAAAAGCACGATGGCGAAAATAACGGTCTTTAACGTTGCGGGATTAATCATCGGTGTTGATACGTATGCTACCTGCTCTTTCTTGGGGTACTTATGCTTGTGTTTATACTTTCTTCCGCTCCTAGGCATTCTCACTCTCCTTCATCATCAGGTAGACGATCATGGCGGCGCGGAGGGGATTTGACTGATACTGAATACTGCACTCATCGAACTGAGCAACGGCGTTCCACCATTCAGCGCTAGAATCTTCAGCACAATCCCAAACCATACTGATGAGATTATTCAGGATAATAGGCCATGCGTCTGATGGGTTATTGCATGGGTCAAACTCACCCGATTCAGCTCTCTCCACTGTTTTAAGTCCAATGTGATAAGCCACATTCCAATTAACCTCCGCATCACTCATCTTGCTGTAATCAGTCATGTCTATCTCCAGATTTTGGATGTCTGTATTTTTGAATTAGGTAGGTAATTTGATTCGGGGAGAAGTGCTTGAACGAACCAGTGACGATTGTCTGCTGATAGTGATTTAGTTGCCTGCACTCCGTTGTTTTTGTATCTATCGAGTAGTTTATTAGCTTCTTCTGTGGTCATGGGTTCGTGTGTGAACCACGTTAGCTTCATGCGGCCTCCGGTGGCTCGGGGTCGGCACTTGATACAAGCAGCGGCTCGACACCAGTCTCAAAGAAGCTCAACTTCCCTTTCATCGGTATGAACGGCAGTGTTTTGGCATCGGCCAGTACAAAGCCTTTCTCACCAAAGAACCATGAAGAATCGCTTTCTTCTACGCAGTCGGTAATTGTCGCAATGCCAACAATGCCACCGGTCTGTAGTTGATCGATTGGTGGAAGCGGTATCCCATGCTCACGGAATTTTTGTTGAATGAGATTGCACGCCCTGACGTACTCAATAGACTTAACTCCCTGTGAAGCGTGAATCAGCACAGGGCCACGGTATTTAGTGCGCCAACTGCGGTTCTCAATATCTTTGTAGCCATTGACTATTAGCCAAGCCCACGGCTGCCTGATGCTTATTGCTTTCATGCCGCTGAACTCCTGTTGTGTTGTTGAGCCCAGCGCATCGCGGCTATGGCATCATCACCGAACTTAACGTTATGCTCTGCACCAAACGCCTGTATCAGTTCTATCAGGTCGCGCATTTCACCCACAGTCATCCGACTAGTTGATTGACCAAGAACAACGAACCCACCCTCGATACCCGGTGCGGAGCGCTGGCCTTTGAGTGATGCGGTGAATATGTGCTTCCAATCTTCGCTACTGAGCGTTAAACCATGCCAAACGACTTGCTCGCTAATATCGTTCAGCATTGCCCATAGGCGCGCATTCTGGTCTAGGGTTCTGGTTCGCTCTTGGATTGTTACTACGAGGGGTGAATCTGGATTGACTGGGAGTGACTGGATGAACTGGATGGCGTTTTGCTGTCGGTGTCGGTCTATCAGAAAATAGGCCTGTTTATTCATCACTCCCCCTTAACCTTGATGCCATTCTGTCGGTTAGAGCGGCAGAACGATGCAATAAAATTCATCTCGCAAATCATTGCCACACGCATTTCCGCAGTTAAGCGACAGCCGAACTTATTTGACTTGCCTACTGACCGACGACGCTTGCGCAGCACTTTGCGCGCGTGAGCCTCCTGCACTTCAAACTGGCGCTGTTTTGAGGCATAAACACCCTTTGCAGGTATTTTCCGAGCCTGTTTTTGATACGCGGTTAACAGGTCGTGTACGTCTGTGGATTTAGCCATTCTTTTTTTCTCCTTCGATAACATTGATGCCAGCAAACGCTAGTCGCGCCATGGTGCGCTCTTTTGATATTGCCACGCCGATCTCCTCGGTGTTGATTGCAGGAGGTAGCTTAATCTCTAATGCATTTCGGCTTGCTTGCCATGCCATCCATGCCACCCTGTCTTCGTGCAAGGTGTAGGTGCCATCAGGCTCAATCCCAACATTTAAAACATGTGGCTGAGCGCGTAACCACGCTTCAAACTGTTCACGACTTGTCATCATTGCTCTCCTGTGGGGGCTCTGGTAGTGGCTGCCAGTGGGTTGGACTGCATACCAATGCGCCAGCCTCACATAGCCCATATTGGAACTCGCCATTTCCAAGATGAAAGCCGACAAACTGCTCCTTGGTATCTGAGCAATAAATCTGGACATCAACGCTTTGATCTGGATATTCGTTTGAGCACTTGATCCAGCCTTCACACTTATCAACTTTTCGATACTCATCCAGAGCAGTGGCGATGGTGTATACCGGATCGAACTCCTGCCGAATGTTTTCATGGACACTCGCCTCTGTTTCAACATCGAAAAAGTACTTAAGCGCTAAAACTATTTCTTCACGACTTGTCATGACTATCTCCTACCAGCTGCAACACGCTGTGTTTGTATTCGTTGAAATCATCCGCAGTGATACCTGGTACCATGCAGTCACCAAAAACAACTTCTCCATCATGGGTAAGAACAAAGCGGAACTGTTTGAAATACGAAACTGATATTTCTTTTGTTGGGCCGCCGTTTGGAACTGAGGATGGGAATTCTGGAAAGTGTTTGATTAGGTATTCAATGGCATCCGTTCGCTCTATGGCATCACGATAGTTCATAAACATCAGAAGCCTCCTTTCTTACGCGGTTTATCCTCTCTGTCTTTAGATTTTCTGGCAGCCTGCTCCTGGTCAACTTCGTAGATAATTCCGTTTCTCTGTTCTACGTGGATAACGCCAGACTCACCATGCCTGTTAAGACGCAACAGATATTCTGTTTCTGCCTGGCTAGCCTGTTCGTCATAGGCGCCCTCTCGATAGATACCAAGCCAGTAATCACAATCTTGCTCAATCTGCCCAGTATCTCGGCTGTCGCTTGGCAATGGTCGTTTGTTTACTCGTTTCTCCAAGTCGCGGTTTAATTGCGTAAGTAAGACAACAACGCAGTTCAACTCTTTCGCCAGGTTCTTTAGCCCTTTTGTGATGACTCCATATGCCAGATCGTTACGCTCAGCCTTTTCAGCTTTCATCAGTGTGAGGTAATCCACCAAAACCATGCCAACAACCCCGCGCTCTCGCTTAATACGGCGGCACTCAGCAACGATATGAGAAAGAGATAGCCCTGGAGTGTCATCGATGTATAGATTCCCGTTTTGCGCCAACTCAAAGCCTTTGGCAGATGCCATGGCAAATTTGTTGTCTTCGTATCCATCTAGGTAAAACACTTTGGAGTTAACCCTGGAGTTCTGGCTGATCATGTTTTCTGCAAGCTGTAACTTAGACATTTCAAGGCTGAATGCCAGGGCGGGAAGGTTTTCATTCATCGCGCAGTTAATCGCCATGTGGGTATAAAGCGTTGTTTTACCCATTTTTGGTCTGGCGCCTATGACGAATAAAGATCCTTTCACGATAAGCTTTGGGTTAAGCATGTTATCCAGTGCTTCAATTCCAGAACGCAAACCAACCGCCGAAGCATCTTGCTGTAGACGCCGGTCTATCGTATCTAGCCAATCACTAAATACATCCGAGAACGGAGTTAACCCCTGGTGACTTCCAGATCTGGCCTTTTCGTCAATCTGCATAGAAAGAGCCTGGATAGCGTCACGTTTCTGATCTGTAGTCATCCCACTTCTGGAGTAGAGAACCTCGAGCATTCGGTTGGCTTGCTCAATCATCATTCTTTCTGTTGACGCATCTTTAACGGCGTTAGCATATGCGATGACGTTGGCCGTGGATGGGGTGTTCTTCTGGATTTCAGCCAGGTATCCAAAGCCTCCAATGTTTTGCAATTCCCCCATTGCATCCAGGCGATCGCTCACAGTCAGCAAATCTATGACCTCGTTAGCCGCGTTCATGGAACGAACGACTTTGTAAATCATCCCGTGTCTACGGTTGTAAAACATTTCCGGCGCCAAGAAAGAAAAAACGCGCTGAACTCTATCACTCTGCGCGTCTAAGGTTATTGCACCGATCACAGCCTGTTCAGCTTCTGCATTGCTCGGTGGTAATTTGTAATCATCGGTCATCATGGGCTCCTTCACGAACTTTGGCGTAGACACTGTCGTCTAACAGATATTCAAGGTCTTTCTTTCTCCAGGTGGTGCCTCGGTTGGCATTCTGGCGTTCTTCAAGCATCCACCGGCAGTTTAGCGATATGTACTCCAGGTAGTTCCTCCAGTCCTGCATTGAGAACGCATGACCATCTAGTTGCCTGGTGACAACGCCTGCCTTCTTCCAGAAAGTGCGTACCTTGTTTTTTCGCTTGTCAGTGAGGACTCTAACCTTTGGTGCTTCAGGTAGGATTTCGTGATAGGCATCAACTACGTCTTGGCAAGAAAGCTTTGGCTTTCCCTGCTCTGATTTTTCTACTGCTGAGACACTCTCTTTATCTTTAGATAAAGAGTTATTAGTTATATTGTTGTTTATGGACAACCGTTGGACATTCGTTGGACAAACACCGCTGAGAGGTGCGTCATTACTGGTGTTTTCGTTGGACAACCGTTGGACATTCGTTGGACAATTTTGAGACTGAAAATCATCGTATTTTAGGATAGTAATCAGGCTGAATTTACGTCCCATCGCTTCGATTTTTAACATGCCTTTCGACTCGAAACTGCGGAGCAAACTCTTCACTTTGTTGTCAGGAATGAAGGTTTCCGAAACCAATGTTGGACGACCAGTTATCATCTGCCCTCGCCCTACCATCATCTCCCCAATGTCGGTATTAACGATTGCCGGTGCATAGTTGGCTTTCAGTATCAGATGAAGCCATAGGTGTACCGCCTGAGAATCCTTGTACAGTCTGCTATCCATGAATTGACGGTGTATCAAGGCAAACCCCTTACCGGTTGCCTCCGGTTTCTCTACAGGTCTTTCCTGCGTTCTGTAGTCATCAATATTTCTAACGACGCTTAACATGTTCCGTCTCCTTCAGTCGTAATCGGATGATCCCCGTTAACCGCTCTGCAAAAGCGCGGTTATTAGAGGCAACAACAACCAGACCATCTGGAGAGTCGGGATAACGCCGTTCCTCTTCTCTATTGCTTTTTCTACGTTTTGACATAGAATTACTCCTGTGAATTGATCCAGTATTAAAAGTTCATAGTGATCTGTGAATCCCCATCTGTTGGCGCGGCTGGGGATTTTTTCTTTTGTGGCAATACCGATTCCACAGCCTGACGCGCTACCTCACGAATCAAACTGGTTTCCCATACCTTCTCTAGCAGTACGAACATCGTTGCCATGTCGCGGATATTGAGGCGGCTTACTTTCGATTCGTGCCACCCTGCTTGCTTTGCTAACTCTCGGTTAGTCTTCTGCATCATCCGGCAGCGGAGTTCTGTCTCCACTTCGTTGATGCGCTTGCTATAACTTGCATGTTCCATTTGTGATACTTCCTTTGTTGAATAAATAGTTACACCACCGGTTAGGTGGTTGGTGTTTCCCCACATTGCGGCAGGGAGGCTATGACTGTTAAAGAGCGGTGTTGCTTATGCTGCGTTATCTTTCACTGATGCAAATACAAGGCTTTCTTTGGTAACTGGCTGGTACTTACCAATTTGTTTGGTGCCTTTCTCAATCGCATCGGCACGTTCAGGTGATGCTCTTCGCACGCCGTATGCGATCAGGTTCATATAGCCAACGGATGTGCCAACAAGTTGAGCAAGTTCCGCCCATTCATCCTTGTCAGCATCTTTCCGCCAGCGGAGTAAATCATTGCTCATATTTCTTACCTTCTTTGTTAAAAGATAAATTGAGTTTATCTCAAAGATAAATTAATAACAACGCCATTTTATCAATTTGAATATTTATCAAATTGCTAATACATGGGAAGATTTGGGAATGGAAACTAAAGACTTCAGACGCAACAACTTACGCGCTCTTATGGATGCTTATATTCATGAGGGAAAAACTAAAGCTCAGTTCGCAGACGCGATCGGACTGCCTGCATCTCAACTAAGCCAGCTTGTAGGCGTTAACGCCACGCGAAACATTGGTGACATCATAGCAAGGCGAGTTGAATCAAATCTTGGACTGCTTCGTGGATGGTTGGACGTTCCTAGAACTGAAGAAAGTTTGATCTCTGCTGGCAATTCAGACGCTAACTCCAGCAAATCGCCAATTTTCAACTTGCAAAATATCTCCACAAACTATACTGATCATCCATACAGATTAGAATTATTGGATGTGCGGCATAGCTGCGGAGGCGGCATTGTGAATAGTGAGTACCCTGACATAATCCAGTCTATTGAGGTTGACCCTGAGTATGCCAAGCGAATGTTTGGCGGACGCCCTGCTTCATCGCTTAAACTCACCACGTCAACCGGCGATAGCATGATAGGTACGATTGATCCAGGCGAACTTGTTGTCATTGACGTCACAGTAAAAACTTTTCGTAGTGATGGCATTTATGCTTTCACATATGGCGAAGGTAGTCACATCAAGCGCCTGCAAATGCTCAAAGATCGCATCGTAGTCATAAGTGATAATCAAAAATATGACCGATGGGAGATAGACTCTAGCAACGAAAGTAACTTCCACATAGAGGGATTTGTTGTCGGTAAATGGCACATGGATTACTCCAGACTCGGCTAAAAAATCAACTACCTCTAACTAAACCAGCCTTGTGCTGGTTTTTTTACGCCTATCAAAAATAAAGATAAATTATTTTATCTTTCAATTCATATGTTTATCAAAAAAACACAGATACCCATCAAATAATTTATCATTTTGCTATTTACCATTCTTTATCTTTGAGATAAATTAACCACATCAACACGGCAGGACGCACTACCCAACAGGAAGTTGGATGCTCTTTAACAATCAGAAGGTATGCCGAGAGGTGTACACCAAAGTTAAGTTGGCTTTGGCGGTGATGTGAATTGCAGGGCTAAGACCCAACCAGAAGATAAGCGTCTGGCGCATCACAGCCAAAGCTAACTAACGGAGAAATCCATGAACGCAAAACAACGCTGCAAATTACGCCGTTTAGAGCGCCGTAGTGAAGAGAGAAACTCAGCCAATGCAGAGCGACGGTTGGCAAACAAAATCGCTACCACGCTATCTGGATGCTCAGAGAGAACAGTAAAAGCGCTATCCCTACCGACACCAAGAGCAGCTAAAGAGCTGGTAGAGGTAGAACATAAGCAACATCGGGTTGTGTCCGGCGTCAACATTTCAGCGTTCGGGCGTCAGAAGATTCGCGGGAAGAGCATTCCCTTAATTTAGAGGTGAAGCATGAGTGACCTATATCTAGGTGAAATCATTAGAGGGAAAATTGAAGACCCTCGCCTTTTCTCTGGAATAAATCGAGTTAGATCCGGAAGTAAACAGTGTTTCGGAGAGCGAATCGTCAAAGGCGGTAAGTGCATCCAAGAATGTGACTTCGAAATCATCCCACCGCAGCGCTCATGGTACGCAGTGGAGATTGATGGTTCATGGTATTGGATTGAAGGATGTGATCACTGTAATGGGAACGTTAGGGAGTTTGGTAGTTACGTTCGTTGTGAAAAGCATGATGTTTGTGTTGATTGTGGCGTTGATCGCCATAACGCTTCAACCCATAGATCAATTGATGGGTTAGGAGCCGTCTGGGGATGCTCCGGTGGATGGCGCTGCAATAATTGCCAAGAGGCAATGAATGCAAAGCGATTAGCTGAAGCTGAGGCTCGAATCATTCCAGAAGATGAATACGATGAGTTGGATTTTTACAATGAAGATGAAGCTAAATGCCCATGGTGTAAGGCCTTAATTAGTACCGATGAATCCTACGGTGCAGAACATGAAGAATGCGAATGCGGCGAGTGTGAGAGAAGATTCAAATTAACAGCCGTTCATTCAGTGAGCTGGACAACTGAACGCGCTTAACAGGTCGCTAAGGCGGCCTTTTTTATTGGGTGAACAAGGGGTGTGAGATGGGGAATATTGAACGCATCGACGCAATGATTAAGCACCTTCGTGAAATGAAGAGTGACATAAATCGAATGAAAAAGCTGAGCGATAAGGACTATCGAGATTTAACGCCAAAACAGGCGCAAAAAATATCAGCAGATAAAGACTGGATCGGGATGGATTTGATTAAGCGCCGTCACGAATTACATGCTCTTGCTGTCGAATTAGGCTTTGCAGAGCGTCGTGATAGCTACCAGGCAATCGAACTCAGGGATAACTGGCATGTTTTCAACTACCAGCCACGTGAGCCAAATGCAGCATAACGAACATACCGGAATTTCCGGATAGTTGAGGCCGCCTAGCGGTCTTTTTTATACCCAGAATGGAGATAGATATGACAACTGTACGTTTAACGAATGCTATTCGTGATGAAATTGCCAAAAAAGCATTAGAAAAATCAGGCATCGAAGAAGAGCTAAAGCAGCATGCAAAAGAAGTTCAGCAATTCTCCTTTGATGTAAGAACTTACCTGCTCGGTGGAGAGAAGGCAGTTCAAGAAATTGAATCCCAGCTAAAGAAAATCACAACTCATATAGCTGCGATAAACAAACGCAATATTTGCGAGGTTTATTTAGCCTCCTGCTCTAACTGGTCGTTCAGAGTCTCTTTTGGTGGTATGCAAACACGCCTCAATTTTGGTCAGGACGAAAAAGGCGATCCCATTTACATGGTTACACCTTCTACAGACAAAGCATTATTAGCAGGTGATCATGAACTCAGTAAGCGATTCATGGAGTTGGAAAACAAGGGCGCACAACTAAACAGCAAGAGAGAGGAAATTAAAAACAACGTTTACGCAGCACTGAAATCGGTTACCTCATTAAAACGTCTTCTTGAGGTGTGGCCTGAAGCAAAAGAGCTACTTCCTAAAACAGAGGATATTGTTCGAGCAACACTCCCATCGGTAAAGGTTGAAGACCTCAACAAGATGATAGGCCTACCAACTGAAACTCAATCAGCAGCGTAATGACGAGTAATGCACATCGCAGGTATTCACTGAGTATCTGCTGTGAGCAATCCCGCTCATAACTGGAGAATGACTGTTCTCTGGTTAGCTGACACGTTTTGCCCCTCTCGTTAGGGGCTTTTTTATGGCTGGAGGAAAGTATGAAGTTACGCGTTTGGCATATCCCGCAAGTTCCTATGAAAGCATTTTTTGTTGAGGTTAGCAGCGTAGAAGAAGGCGTCAGAATGATGGATGCACTAGCTAACTACGACATATTCCAATGCGAGAACAACATTAAGCCTGATTACTGCAACGCTAATGGCCTACAAATGTGGGATGAGAGCTTAACCGAAGAAGATATGGCTGATATGGAGTTGAGCGATAAGTGGGTGGACTGGGGCAATGATTTTTTTGACGATCCGCGTGATTACCTTGAGAGCCTAAAAGAAGAAACAGCCGCTTAAATGCGGCTTTTTTATACCCGCAATTCATCGCAAAGCGTAGGCGTTTTGCGATGAAACCAACAAAGGAGATCGCCAGTGAGCGAGATTACAGATTTAGTCGTCATTGAGAAGACCAATGCTTTAGCGGTCTTCACCAGCCAAGAGCAGCTAGACCCACTTATTGAGGCTATCGAGAAAGAGGCTCGCAGTCTGGTGCCGGACTTATCGACAAAGAAAGGCCGAGACGCTATCGCATCTATGGCGCATAAAGTTGCCCGCTCTAAGACCTATATCGACAACGCTGGTAAAGACCTCGTAGCCGAACTAAAGGCGCTGCCAAAGCAGATTGATGAAAGCCGCCGATTAGTGCGTGAGCGGCTCGATGCGCTTAAGGATGATGTTCGCCGACCACTTACAGAGTGGGAAGCTGAGCAGGAGCGTATCAAGGCCGAGGAAGCCATGAACGCCAAGCATGAAGAAGCACTGGCAATGAATGCAGAGTTCGACCTTCAGCGCGCAGCGAAGATTGAAGCCGATCATGAAATGGCTTTACTCATGAACGAGAAGATTGACCGAGAACGCAAAGAAGCACGACAGAAAGCAGAGCAAGCCAAACGCGAGCATGAAGAACGTATTAAGCGTGAGGCCGAAGAGAAAGCGCGGCGCGAAGCAGAAGAAGCTGCAAAGCGTGAAATAGAAGCGGCAGCAGCCAGAGAGCGTGAAGCAACATTGGCGAAGGAACGTGCTGAACGTGAGCGCATCGAATCTGAGCAGCGAGCCGAACGCGAGAAGCAGGAAGCTTTAGCAAAAGCAGAACGTGAACGTATCGCCGCCGAGGAAAAGGCCAAGCGAGAAAAGGAAGAAGCTATACAGCGTGAACGCGCAGCGGCAGAGGCTAGAGAGCAGGCTCGATTAGCTGAAGAAAAGCGCATCAAGGATGAAGAAGCTCGCCGCGCCGCAGATATCGCTCACCAGAAGAAAATCAATAATGCAGCTATGACGATTCTTATGAGTACTGGCTTAAGCGAAGCAGCAGCTCGGGCATGTGTTTGTGCCATCGTTAAGAATCAAAAAGCGTTAGCCGCCTCCGGCCAGCGCCAACCTATCAGCATCAACTACTAATCAAATTCAAGGAATAGCCCATATGCAACTTGCACTTGCTGGGCAGTCCGCATCGGGCTGCTCTACCAACTATTTGTTAAAAATCCAGCATCACCCATCTAACCGCCTTACCTCTGCCAGCTTCACTCCACCACCTCGTAAAAGCTGGTTAGACAAACTAGTCGATATGTTGAGACAGGAAGGTAGACCATGAATGCATCAGTGATTATCGAGCTAAATAGAATCATCAGCGGCTTTAGCGAACAGACCAGTGAATTAGTTCTCCAGCAGGCCGAGACGTGGGAAAAAGAAACAAAGCAGTATCACATCATCAAAGCATTAAGCCATCTATCAGGGCTCTCACACGAAGCATTAGAGCTAGCTCTTGAACACGGCGACAACCCAGAAATATTAGCCACCGCCCTATTCTCTATTCTCCAATCAGCAAGCCAGTACCAAACAGCCATCGAGCTTAAACACATGCAGGAGGCAGCATGAGTAACCAGCAGGTTATTAATCAGGTATATGGCCTGATTAACCCTCTTCAGCCTGAATTCGAACAAATTTGCTCTGAACCATCAATCAGCTTTAAGCGAGAGTCAGAATTTGCCATGCAGATTTTCGCTAACAATGACTATCTGGCTGGGGTTGCGATTAATAGCCCTGTCACGACATGTAGTGCAATAAAAAACGTTGCTGCAATTGGTATCACGCTTAACCCAGCCCAAAAGCTTGCTTATCTGGTTCCCCGTAAAGGTCGTATATGTCTGGATATAAGCTATATGGGGCTGATGCATATAGCTCAGCAGTCAGGTGCTATCAAGTGGTGCCAGTCATCAATCGTCCGCAAAAATGACAAATTCATGCGGACAGCAATCGATAGGCCACCGGTTCATGAGTTTAACGAGTTCGGAACGACTGAAGAGCGCGGAGAAATTGTTGGGGCCTACTGTGTAGTGAAAACTGACGATGGCGATTATCTGACACACACAATGCGAATCGCGGACATCTTCGCTATACGTGATCGTTCTGAAGGCTTTAAGTCTGGTAAGTCCTCTCCATGGAGAACCGATGAAGAGCAGATGATCCTAAAGACTGTAGTCAAACAGGCTGCAAAATACTGGCCACGCCGCGAGCGCCTTGATGCTGCAATCGACTATGTGAACACAGACGGCGGTGAAGGTATCAATTTTAAGGAAGAACGACCTGAGAAAGATATCACGCCTGTCTCTGACGAGTCGGTAAAAGCAATTACGGATCTGCTTATCAAGATGAATAAGAACTGGGATGACGACCTTTTGCCATTATGCGCAACTATCTTCCGCCGTCCATTCTCAAGCGCAACCGAACTAAGCGAGCTAGAGGCTCACAAGGTTATCGATTTCCTTAATAAAAAGGCGGCCGCATGATTTCTCCTGAATTAATTCTACAGCGCACAGGGATTGATGTGCTAACCGCTGAGCAAGGTGGTGAGGACTGGAAGGCCTTGCGACTTGGAGTGATCACTGCATCTCGAGCCCATGCCGTTTTAGCAACAGGACGCGGCGGTAAAGGATGGGGAGAAAAGAAGAAAAGCTATCTAATGGAATTAGTCGCCGAGGTCTGTACTGGTCAATCACCAGAGATTTTCGGTAAGCCACTTGAATGGGGTACTGAGCACGAGGCCGAAGCCAGAAGCTTATTCGAGTTTATGGCAGGGAAAAATGTTAGCACTGAAAACATCATGTTCAAGGATGAAACATTGCGCACCGCGGCTAGCCCTGATGGGATTTGCGCTGATGGCTACGGCCTAGAGATAAAGTGTCCGTTCACCACCACTGTATATCTCGATTTCAGAGTGAATGGCGTTATCAAGCCGGAATACACCGCTCAGTGCCAATACAGCATGTGGGTAACAGGCGCAAGCGGTTGGTATTTTGCGAATTATGACCCACGAATGAAACGTGAAGGTCTTCACTATGTGTTGCTTGAACGTGATCAGGAAACCATGACCCAGTTTGATGAGATGGTTCCAGAGTTCATTGAGGCAATGGATTCTGTTTTGTCTGACCTAGGCTTCCAGTTCGGGGAGCAATGGAAGGTGTAAATGCGCCGATTAGCATTCTATCGGCGGCCTCATAACTCCACAGGGTTCAAGGAAAGCGTAGTTAGGATGCTCGGAAAAAGGCCAATGACAGGATCAGAGTTGGCTGAGCATTTCGGAATGAGGTTGCCTGAATTCAATAAAAAGATTTACCAAGTCCTCATAGACACCAAAGTTGTGAAAGTCGTAGCCACGGAATGGGCTGAGAAAGAAGGAATCAGGGACCGAATCTATTCGATAGAGCGAAAAGCAAAACGACTCATCCCACCCCGACCAAAGAAAACAATCCCCATCAGTCTCAAGTCATTAGATTCAATAACAAACGGAATGAAGCAAAAGCATATCGACGCAGCCAAGCGCCGAGCAAAGCTTATTGCATCTGGTGAATACAGAGACTGGATGGACTAAGGAGATATTCATGAACAACTTACCAATCCAGACAGACGAATCAGTAGTTCAGCAGCGTGATGAGCTGGAGAAGAAGCTGGCTGATGTGGTGGCTGAGAATACCAAAATGCGGAATGCCATTGAGTTCGCCACGGCACCAGATATGTGGATTGAGCAGCACGATGGCATGCTCGAATATCGCTATGTTGACTGGTATGTCGATGTGTTAAACGAAGCAAAAGAAACCCCAGTCACCGACGCATTCACAAGAGAGGTGATGGCAAAAGGTGTTGATGCTTTAGCTGTGAAATACAGAAACATGATTGAAACCATGCATCCAGATACCATCGCATACGGTGCATTAAAGCAAGAGTTTGAGTCGGTAATCAAAGAGGCTAATAAATTCGCATCCCAGCTTCGCAAGGGGATTAATGATGCACAGTAACAGCAAAGACGAGCGCCTTAAGCACGCCAATCACCTTATATCGATTATTGCGTCATGCGGCCGCAGATTCTTTTTTGATGGAAATACTGAGCGTGTCGCCTACATGCACCGTACGCAAGGCGGAAAAATTTACTTCTGCGACGCCAGAACAGGAACGCTGATTTATACACATCGCACGTCTTTTTCAAACAAATGGCGTGGATTCTCTCACGGAGGAACGCTGCGCGGGTTGGTTGAAATGATGCGTGATTACATTTCAAAAGGTACGCAGATTGATGAGTGGTATTTAGGTTTGTCTCGGGATGACGGCACTAATACATGGGGATACCCGCAAGAAGATATTGAGCGCGTACGCAGCGCAGCAAAACACCTACCGATCATCAAGCTGGAGCAGAGCAATGACTAAGTTAACAACTGAGCGTTTAGAAAGAAAAATCAAAAACTGCATCGAAATTGAAGATGTTCAAGTGATGTTGCCACTTAGCGCTGCTGAAGAGCTATTGGCTTTTAGAGAAGCAGCTAAGAATCCTATCGGTTCGTTCCACATATCAGACGGTAAAGTTGAGGCTACAACGGACTATTGCAGAGACGGTGAATGGCCTGTGCAAGATGGCGAGGTTATGGTTTATGCAGCACCGGTATTACCTAAACAGCCTGAACTAATTGGCATGAAAGTTTCGATTGATACTGGCTCCGATAATATTGGTCATCGTCTATTCGGTGAAATCGTCGGAACAAGCGATAGCAAGGGCGTTCCGGTGTTATGCATTGAAGTTGCCGAGAATAACGCTGATGTCACCCTCGCGGATGAGGGAGAGACTGCCAAAATCGTCAAAGCAGCCGAGAAGCTTGTTCGCTGCAAAGGCCGCTATCACTCCGAACAGAATTATCGCGCCCTAGCTGCATTGTTTGGCGTGACTGTTCCTGACTTGCCTCCATTGCCTAGCGATGAAGCACCCGCACAACCTGTAATACCAGAACAGCAACAACCAATTGCTTACATTTTCAAACATCCGGCAGGACGTTTATTTTGGTCTTTGATTGACGAAAGTAACCAAGGGGAAGCAGACGTCATTCCTGTTTATGCAGAGCCGCATGAGCTGAAAATACCTCCAGCCATTGAACCAGATTACGAGGTTATTAAAGGAATTCTGCCAACTGCTAATCCAGATGAATATGCGTGCTGTGTTGCTGCTGATATGTGGAACGCATGCTGCGCCGAGATGCTTAAAGCACAATCTGTGAGCGAGCATAAGTGGATGAGCGTTACCGATCGCCTGCCATCTGAATTTGGTCGCTATCTGTGTTACGTCGAAGAGCAAAACGATTTGGGTAAATCGCATTATCAGTGGAACTGCTCTTGGAATGGTGATGAATTTAGCGATGCAGAGCTTTCTGGCCGCGTAACCCACTGGATGCCATTACCCGCAGCACCTACACAGGAGAGCGAATAATGAAAAACGCAATGGTTGGAATCTCTGCGATTGTGGGGAGTGAGCCCAATCAAATTAATTATTACTCGGTAGATATTGATGGAACCAAGTATCAAGAGAGTATGCATAGCGGACGTTGGGAGCGTCTATTCATTACAACAAATGGTATGTACATGGGAGCCTCAGCAATACCAAAAACTCACTGGCGCAGAGTCACTAGCGAAAAGATTATTTCACAACTCAATGCAGCGGTAGCAGAGCACATTGCAGCACGAGAGCAGAAATAGATGAGCAAGTATCGAAAAGGTTCCATGTATCTGCGCCACTTAAAATCTACCGATAAAGCCAATGACATGCGAACTGCTCTCCGTCTTGCAACATTTAGCGAGCCAGAATACTGGAATCACCCAGAGCGCGTTAAACCAGTTGTCATGGTTCAGCATGGAGTTGAAGGCGTGTCCGGCGTATGGATGAACAAAGAGGATGCTATTAGCTCGCTTCTCACTCGTTTCCAGAAGCGCCGGCGTAATCCTAAGCACAATGCGGAGCGTGGCCAGCGCATGACCAAAGGTGATTTGCGCAAAGCATTTAGAGCATGGGCATTTAAGCATGAAGATAAACGGAATGCGTTCTGATGTGCTTACCAGTTAACCAAGATTAATAGCCGCCTAACCAACGGCTTTTTTATTGCCGGAGGATTTATGCCAGATGACATCGACAACGCCTCTAACCTTGAGCAGTTAGAGCGCGACATTGCATTGATGAACAGAAAACCAAGTCTGCAATTTATTGGGCGATGCTACAACTGCGATCACCCTATTTTGAATGGGTGCTTCTGTGACAGTGATTGCAGAGATGATTGGGAGAAGGAGTCATGGGCTAAGAGTCAGCGGAGGGTTGCATGAGTGAGTTTGCGAGCAATACACCACTCGAACATAAAGACCGGTGGCAGACGCCGATAGAGGTATTCGCCGCGCTTGATGCTGAGTTTGGTTTCTATCTCGACGCGGCAGCCGACCACGGAAACACCTTGTGTGTCAGATATCTGACAGAGCGCGATAATGCATTGAATAGCGAGTGGGTAAGCTACGGCGCTATCTGGTGCAATCCACCCTACTCTGCCATCACTCCGTGGGTAGAAAAGGCAGCAGAGCAGTGCAAAGCACAAAGCCAGCCGGTTGTGATGTTACTCCCTGCTGATACATCAACCGGTTGGTTTTCTCTGGCGCTCGAGTCTGTTGATGAAGTCCGTCTAATCACTGGTGGCCGGTTGTCATTCATCAACGCTGGGACCGGAAAACCCGGTAAAAACGGAAACAGCAAAGGCAGCCTGCTATTCATCTGGAGGCCATTCATCAAACCACGTTGCCAGTTCACCACGGTATCACGCGACGAACTGATCGCAATCGGCGGCGGCATTATGGCGGGAGTGAAAGCGGCATGACATGACAGCAGAACATGACAACGCGATAAGAAATGTAGCAAGAGCCCTTCTCACAGAACTCCGCAACAAAAAAAACAACCTCACATACCGCCAGTTACTCGATAAGCATTCAGCAAAGATAGCGCCACTATGCGGCAGGTTTAAGCCGTGGATGGTGCTGTCTTGCTACTGCATGAAAGTGACGGATAAGGATAAATGATGGATGAGCAATATCTAAAGGTATCAGCCGTCGCCGAACGACTAAACGTCTCAACCCACACAATCTACAGGAACCCAGCCAAGTTCAACATGTTCAAGGTTGGTGGTTCATGGCGTGCAAGAGAAGAAAGTCTGGTAAGTTTTTCAAGCAAAGTTAACAATGCCATCCGGCTGGGTGTGGTCGGTAAGGAGTCAATGAAATGCCGATCATCAAGAGAGGAAAAATATACTGGGTCGATATCTCCGCTCCAGACGGAACGCGAATTAGACGCTCTACTCGCACCGAGGAAAAAACGAAAGCTCAGGAGTACCACGACAAGCTAAAGCACGAACTATGGCAGGTCGCGAAGCTGGATAAGATACCTGACCGTATCTTTGATGACATAGTGATCCTTGCATTGCGTGATGCAGAGAACCAGTCTTGCTTTGAAAATAAGCAGATTTACGCCAGGTACTGGTTATCTGTTTTCCGTGGCCGGATCATCTCTAAAATCACAGGGGAGGATATTGCAAACAACCTCCCCACTCACTCTACCGCGAAGAAGTGCAAGCTATCTAATGCCACCCGTAACCGGTACAGGGCATTTATTATGCGAGCATTCTCTCTGGCTGTTTCGTCTGGCTGGCTCAATGGCATGCCTCACCTATCAACGCAGAGAGAGCCAAAGGTTCGTGTGCGGTGGATTGAGAAGGAACAGGCAAGGATACTTATTGGGGCTTTGCGTCTGGATTGGATGAAGGATGTGGTTTCATTTGCGCTGCTTACTGGCGCGAGGAAAGGAGAGATATTTTCTCTGAAATGGGAAAACGTTAACCTCTCTCGCCGTATTGCCGTGGTTACAGCAGAAAATGCGAAGTCAGGAAAAGCGAGACCGATCCCCCTCAATGATGAGGCCGTGAAAATTATCTCTGGCCGTAGCTGTGAATCTGAATATGTTTTCTCAGTAGACGGCGGCATCATTAAGGAGATCAGCCGCGCTGATTTCGCAAATGCATTGAAGGTTTCAGGCATCTTCGATTTCCGTTTTCACGACTTAAGGCACACTTGGGCAAGTTGGCACGTCCAGAACGGAACACCGCTGATGACACTGAAAGAACTCGGAGGATGGGAGAAGCTAGAAATGGTCAATAAATATGCTCACCTGAGCACTGAGCATTTGAGTCGTTTTAGTGGAATTGTCACGTTTTTGGCACAAGATGAAAGCGGGAAAGAAAACAGACCTGCTTTATCACTTGTAAACTACTGATTTAAAATGAGAATAAAGGCGTTATTCAGAATTTAAATCTAGGCAGCATCAGAAAAACAGTCTGATG